GCGTTCTTCGGGGCTCAAACTTGAAGCCGGCCCTCGCGGCGCACGCGGAAGAAATCCTTGACCCCCTACCCCCTGTCGAACGGCAGGCGGGGGGGTTGGAGAAAGGGTACCCCAGCCACATCTAGCATATTCTGCAAAATGTAGTTAATTAAATGGACATTAACGCTTACCGTCCGCGCGATATTTTTGCTTTGCTACACAATCGCACTGCGCGTTGGGCGTGTGTTGTAGCGCACCGTCGTGCTGGCAAGACTGTCGCCATGTGTGCGGATTTAGTGATTAGTGCGCTTGAGTGTGAGTTTGCGAAACCGCAGGTTGCGTACTTGAGTCCGTTTAGAGAGCAGAGCAAGCGCGTAGCGTGGCAGTACTTGAAGGACTTGACCAAGCCGCTTTGGGTTAAGGCGCCGAATGAGAGCGAGCTTAAGATTACGTTGCGCAACTCGCGCGCTGGGGACTTTGCGACAATTTACTGCGGCGGCGCTGACAACCCTGACATTCTGCGCGGCATTTACCTTGACGCGTGTGTGATGGACGAGGTGGGCCAGATGCGTCCATCGACCTGGTACTCGGTTATTCGGCCTAGCTTGTCAGATCGTGGGGGGACGTGCATTTGGGCGGGGACGCCTGCTGGTAAGAACTTTTTTTGGCAGTTGCGCGAAGAAGCGCGAATAAACCCTGAAACTCATTTGTTGCTTGAATTGCCGGCGAGCAAGACAGGTGTGTTGCCGGAAGAAGAACTGCGCGATGCGCGGGCGCAGATGACTGAGGAAACTTACGCTGTTGAGTATGAGATAAGTTTTGATGCCAGCGTGCCTGGTGCGTATTACGCCAAACTGATTGGCAGTGCATATGATCAAGGCAGGGTGGGGGATCATCCGCGCGATTCTGCTGTTGCGGTCGATCTGGTTGCGGACCTTGGGTTTACCGACAGTTGTTCGTGGTGGGGTTGGCAGACTGTTCCGGGTGGTTACCGAATTTGTGATTTTTATGAGAATGATGGTCAAGCAATTGGACATTATATCGAGTGGGTAAAAACCCGGCCGTACAAAGTCGGCACGGTCTGGCTTCCACACGACGCCAAAGCAAAAAGCCTTCAAACGGGCAAATCAATCATAGAGCAGTTTTTGACCGCAGGCATCATTCCAAAATTGGTGCCTGAGCTGTCTTTGCAAGATGGCATTGAGGCTGCGCGTTTGACACTGCCTAAATGCTGGTTTGACGAAAAAGCGGTGTACGACGGGCTTGAGCACTTACGCGCTTACATGCGTGAGTGGGACGAACGCACGCAGACTTTTCGCAATCGGCCTAAGCACGATCAGCATTCGCACGCTGCGGATGCTTTCCGATACCTCGCTCTGGCCGCATCACCCGTTCCTTCCCATTTGTCGAAAAGTGATGCTAGTATCCCAATGCGTAACGCCCAAAGTTACGAGTTTTGCCTGAATGACGTATGGGATTGTGGGCACAAACAATCAAGGCGAATTGGATGAGCAGCGCAATCACTACCCGGATCGAATCAACAAGCGACTTTCCTGACACAGCGACCGGAATGGCCGAGCGTTGGTCAACGGAGCTTGAGGCCGCACAGAAAGAGCTTAAGAATTTTCAAGAAAAAGCGGACAGGATCACGCGCCGCTACCTCGACAAACGTGACGATTTCCAAGAGGACGAGTCGCGCGTCAATTTGTTCTGGTCAACGACTCGCGTGTTGTTGTCGCTGCTCTATGCCCGGCCGCCACGCGCATCAGTGGCGCGTTCGTTTCTGGATGCAGAAGATGACCAGGCGCGCGTAGCTGGTCAAATCCTGCAACGACTGCTCAACAAATCGTTTGATGACAATGTTTCAACATGGGATGCGGCAATACGCCAAGGCATCGAGGACTGGCTTATTGTCGGCATGGGGCAGTGCTGGCTGCGCTACGAAGTTGAGACGCAACTGGAGGAAGTGCCTGCGCAGATTGACCCGCTGACCGGCGAGGAGTTGGTTCCGGCATCAACTTACGAGCGCATCGTCAACGAAGACGCCCCCGTCGATTACATTTACTGGCGGGATTTCTTTTACTCGCCTGCGCGCACGTTTGATGAGGTGCGCTGGGTGGCGCGTAGAGTTTATATGACGCGCGACCAGTTGATTGCGCGTTTTGGCGAAGAAATCGGCAAGGCTGTGCCGCTGACCAACACCAAGCCGCGAGACAACAACGACAGTCAGCCGAGCAACGACCCGTTTTCCAAGGCGCAAGTGTTTGAGATTTGGAACAAGGATGACAAGCGCGTCTATTGGTTGGCGCAAGGGTTCGATGTCATTCTCGATGTCAAAGACGACCCGCTTGGGCTGGACAACTTTTTCCCGTGCCCGAAACCGCTTGTTGCCAATGCGACTTCAAGCAACTTCATGCCGCGCGCGGATTACATTTTTGCCGAGGATCAGTTTAACGAGTTGGATGAAATCAACACGCGCATTTGTTGGCTGACGCGCGCTGCAAAAGTTGCCGGAGTGTATGACAAAAGCGCGGGCGATTCGGTCGGTCGCATGTTTCAACAAGCTGCGGAAAACCAGTTAATTCCGGTCGATAACTGGGCGATGTTTTCAGAAGCAGGTGGTGTGCGCGGCAAGGTCGATTTCGCGCCAATTGACCAGATAGTGAATTGCATTGAGCGTTTACGCCAGTACCGGCAAGACAAAACAATGCAAATCTACGAGGTGCTTGGCATCTCTGACGTAATGCGCGGCGCGTCACGCGCAAGTGAAACAGCAACTGCGCAACAGATTAAAGCGCAGTTTGGCTCGACGCGCGTGCAACTGTTGCAGTTTTACATCGCAGAATGGGTGACTCAGGCGCTTCGCATTAAAGGCGAGATCATCAGCAAGCATTGGCAGCCTGACACCATTGCGCAGCGGTCAAACATCATGCGCACGGCGGACGCACAGTTTGCGCCTATGGCAATTCAATTAATCAAGGACGAACAGCTCGCTGAGTACCGCATTTCGGTTGAGGCTGACTCAATGGCAGCAATGGACTGGGCGGCCGAGCGCGACGCAGCTGTGCAATTCATGCAGGGGCTGGGTGCGTTTGTTTCACAAGTTGCACCGTTGACGCAGAGCACGCCAAGTGCGGGCCCTTACTTGCTGCGTTTGATGCAGTGGGCAGTTTCTAAGTTCCGCGTCTCGGGCGAGATAGAGGGAATCTTGGATCAAGCAGTCGGCGCAATGAACCAGCAGTTGCAAAACCCGCCGCAGCCGCAGCCTGACCAAAAACTGATGATTGAAGCTGAAAAGATTAAATCAAACGAACGCATTGCAATGATGGAAACGCAAAGCGATCAAAAAGTTGCGGCGCTGAAAGCCACAATGGAATTGCAAAAAGTTGAGATGCAAGGCCGCATCGACCAGATGAATGCGCGTTTTGACCATATTATGCAGTTGATGCAAATAAGAAACGAAAGCTCCCAGTATCAGGATTTGTCAGGCGCGATCAGCCAGTTTGCGCAGCAAAGCGCAAACGGCCAGCGCGCTGCTAGCGAGAACATTCAACAGTTGGTGTCGGAGTTTACGCGTCGCCGCAAGCGCGTTCCGATCCGCGATGATGCGGGCAACATTGTTGAGATACGCGAGGTTGACGACGAGCCCGTCATGGCCGGTGTTCCGCAAGTCGTGAGGTAAGTTATGTCGGTCATTTACTCAACGGCAACCAAGAACGCGCGCATGGATGCAGTTGCTGCGCAAATTGATAGCGGGTTGGGAGCCGGAACATTGCAAATTGGCACAAGTGGCATGAGCACGGTGCTTGCAATTTTTACGCTCAATGACCCGTGCGCAGGCGCCGCAGCCGGCGGCGTACTGACGTTGTCAGGATTTCCAAAATCTGACACATCAGCCGATAACACCGGCACCGCTGCCTCGGCGGTCATCAAAGACAGCAATGGCACGACAGTCATCTCAGGTTTAACGGTTGCTACCTCAAGCGCCGACATTGTTCTTGATTCAGTGAGCTTCACGGCAGGGCAAACAGTGACCTTGAACGCAGCCACGATTACGCACGCCTGACATGACAACAATTGTCGGCACCGTCCAAGCGTGCGAACCAGGCCCTGGCGGCGATTGGGACGAGGTGTACTGGGATGCGATGAGTTGGCCGGTTGCGGGCGCAAACGGCGACTCTTTTCTGGCTGACGGCATTGTCTCTGACATCAACGGCGCAATGACGGCGGTTGAGATCGGCATCGACGCATTTGCGGCAACAGGCGACGTACAAATTGCAGGCACGATGTCTGCACTGGAATTTGGTGACGACACCTTTGCCGCAACAGGCGAAGCTGTAGAAACAGGCGTCATGCACGCAGTTGAGGTCGGCAATGACACGTTTGCCTCGACGGGCGAATTGGGCGTGGCCGGCAGCATGGCGGCGCAAGAAGTCGGCAATGATACGTTCGCGGCGACGGGTGGCACGCAAACAATCGTGCAACGCGGTGGTTACGGCAAAGACTACAAGAGGGCCAAGCAACGCGAATTTTTTGACGAGGTAACGCAGCGCAAAGAGTTGCGCAAGCTGATACGCGAGGCAATTAACCCAGTACGCGACGCGCCTGCGGCGACGGTGTTGGCCGCTCAAGCAGAGACGCAGGGCGTTGCGGTCTTGACCGCCAGACAAACTATCAATGTGCCGGTACCGCCTGCGTTCAGCGCAGAGCACGTCGCGCGCATCGTGACAAGCGAATTGCAAAAAAGGCAAATCGCCGTGCGTGCGCACCGTGCGCAGGTTGCACTTGCTGTGATGGTTCGCGAGGAGCAGGCGCGTATGGCGCGGTTGCGGCGCGAAGAGGAAGAACTGTTGTTGATTGCGTGAGATTGAACATGGCAGATGCAAGGATAGCGGCGTTACGCAAAGAATTCGGCGGGTTTAACAACCCGAAACGCACGCCGTCGCACCCAAGTAAATCGCACGCAGTGCTTGCAAAGGACGGCGATGAAGTGCGGTTGATTCGGTTTGGTCAACAAGGCGTTCAAGGATCACCGGACGGCAGTGCCCGCAACGACGCGTTTAAGGCGCGTCACGCAAAAAACATTGCCAAAGGCAAAATGTCTGCTGCGTATTGGGCCAACAGAGAGAAATGGTAAACACAATGAGCAATCGCCCTGGTCTTTATGCCAACATTTTGCGCAAGCGCGCACGCATTGCTGCGGGCAGCGGTGAGCGCATGGGCAAGCCTGGCGAGAAGGGCGTGCCGACAAAACAAGACTTTGCTGACGCGGCAAAAACTGCGAAGAAACCGTACAACGCTTAGTTGTTAGGCAATGGAAAACCCTTACATAATTGACGAGTTGAGGCGGCGGGCACGCAACATTGTGTCGTTGGATGCGCCAACGAATGAAAGTTTGGATGAAACGCTGACCGACCTTGCGCTTGGATTTGTGCCTGTTGTTGGCACGGCGCAAGCGGTCAGGGACTTTGAGCGTTCTCGCCGCGACAACGACAAGCTAGGCATGGTGCTTTCGACGGCGGCAGCCATTCCAATTGTGGGCGGCGTTGCAAAGGCGGTAAACAAGGGCAGAAAAACAAAAGCTATTATCGATGCTTTGCGCGATGACGACTTGGCGGAAAATGTTGCGAAGACCTTGGACATGTCCGATGCCGCGAGGATGGCCAGGGCGGCGGATCAGGGGTTTGATACGGCACGACCACTTTTGCATGGGACCGGACGAGATTTCCCAGCATTTGACCCATCGAAAAGCGAACGGCACTACATGGGCAAGGGAACCCATCTTGCGGAATCGCCCGGCCTCGCAAGCAAGTACGCAGAACAGTGGTCAACCGGAAGCAATGTAATCCCTGTCTACACCAAGGGCGGGTTACGACTCGCGGACGAGGCGACTTATAACAAATACTATTTCGGCATCCGTTCTGAACTTGAAGACGGTGTTTATTCTGGCGCGGCTAATTGGCAGGACGAACTTGCTAACAGGCAAGACGGGTTCGATGGTGTTCGTTATCAGCATCCTGCCGAAATGACAGTTCCCGGCGAATCAAGAACGGTAGATGTCATTTTCGATCCTGCAAATATCCGTTCTGTTAATGCGAAGTTCGACCCTGCCAACATCGGCAAAAATGACCTGTTAGGTGCTGCCACCATTGGTGGTATGGCTGCTGCTGGTGCGGTGGGTGCTGGGGCGTTGGGCGCTCAATCCGCATACAATGATTACAGTCGAAAGCCTAGAGAGGCTTACTTCGGTTACCCGGTTAGAAATGAACTTTCCCAAGGTGAAAGCGAGTATTTCAGGAAAAACCCGGGCGTTGCTGGAATGGCAGCGTCTGATAACAGGATCATTCTCAACCCATACGCCAAGAATGTAAATTTTGATGCAGTTGCCATGAATGAAGGCGCGCGACTATGGATGCGGGAAAACAGTTTTTATCCGCAATTCGATTTAACCGAAGAGCAAAGACAGGCTTTCATAGGGACTGCATACGAAAATGACGAGCAGGCCCTAAAGCAATCAATACTGGCGAGAATCATTTCTGGCGACCCGAGCGCAGGCAATGCGACGAAAGAGCAAAGACAGTTGGCTAAATGGCTTGGCAACCAATTAACAAAGGTTGACCGCGATGGTGGTATGGCTGCTGCTGGTGTTCAGTTATCCCCCTCTCAAGAGGCAGAATTTCAGCGGTGGGCTAAGGCTCTGCCTTGGTATCGCGAGTTTGCGCGACGACACGGCGCCCCGCCGACTCTGGACGACCCAAATTACGACTATCGAAAGGCATGGCTGCACGGGATATCTCCGCGGCCATATCAGCATGACGGCGGCGCGTATCACTGGCCTTCTGTTGCTCCAGATGGATCAAGTCTGAAAGGCGAGAACCATCCGACAAAATGGATGGAAGACTACAAGCAGAAGTTTGGAAAAGACCCAAACGTTGACGGGGTCATAAGGAAACAATACAAATGATACGTCGCTTCCGTTTTGATTCGAAACTTGGGGAAATGGTTGAACTGACAAACAATGACAAGCGCGAATCAAAGAAAGGCGCGCGTGATTTAGGCGCTTTGTGGGGCGACCGTCACTACGACGGGCTACAGGCAACTGACGGCGCCGATATTAGTTCGCGCAAAAAGCACCGCGAATACATGCGGCGCATGGGGTACACGACCGCAGACGATTTTACGAATACGTGGGCTGAAGCAAAGAAGAAGCGCGAGTTTTATATGCAAAACGGTGGTTCTATCAACAAACAGGATGTTCGCAACGCAATAGAGCAGTTGCGAAGCAAAAGGTAAAAACATGAGCGACACCATCCGAGAGGCCCTTGAAGCGGCTGTGCCAACAGATGACGCAGAATCGCCCGCTGTTGCAATGGAAGACACATTTCAAACAATTGAGCCAAAATCAAGCTCAAGCAGCGAGCCAAACCAAAGCGGCGAAGGGGCGTCAGGAAATAACGCTGATCGTGACAGATTGTTTAAGGAAGACAATGCTGCGCCGCTAGCAGGTATTAAACCAGGTCCTAAAGCTGAACCCAAGGAGCGCGCGCCGGCAAGTTGGCGCCCCGATGTAAGAGAGCACTGGGCGCATTTACCGCAAGATGTGCGCTCAGAGGTTGCGCGGCGCGAAGCGGAAATGCAGCGCACGTTGCAGGAAACGAGCGACGCGCGCAAATTTGCCGAGCAACTAAACCGCGTTGTGCGACCCTACGAAGCGTTCATCCGGGCCGAAAACAGCAACCCTTTGGAGGCAATCGACAATTTGATGGGCACTGCGGCCCGGTTGCGGACAGGCACCGCACCGGAGCTGGCGCAGTTGATGGCGGGCCTTGTGCGCCAGTTTGGCGTTGGCCGATTCGGGAACCGGTTTATTGAGGCTTTGGACTCTGCGCTCGCTGGCGAGGTGCCGCAAATCAATGCCCAACAGGCGCAGATGCAGCAAGCCATTCAGCAACAGCTTGCACCCGTCACGCAATTCATGTCCCAATTTCAACAAGCGCAGGCCGCGCATCAAGCGCGCGCGCAAAGTGAAGCCGAGTCTGAGGTACAAGAGTTTCTTACGCGCGCCGAGTTTGGCGAGGATGTGCGCGAGGACATGGCCGATTTGCTTGAGGTTGCTGAACGCCGCGGTCGCACCTTGACGCTCGAGGAAGCTTATCGCCAAGCCTGCCTTGGCCACACTCGCGTCCGGCAGGTTTTAGAGGGGCGCGCCAAACAACGGGGAGGGCAGCAACTGTCGGGCGCTGCGCAAAGGGCCAGAGCCGCGGCAGTGAGCGTTTCTGGCGCTCCGGCTTTGGCGCCCCCACAACCTGAACCTGATTCGATACGCGCCGCCATCGAAGCGGCCATTGCGGCAACCTCGCGGTAATGCTATAACGCGCTTGGGCCCAATTGTTACAGGGCTCAGGTGTCCACGTACCCACAGCCACCGAAACCAGAGGAGCGCGCAAGCGCCCACCTCAACGGACTGCATAGGTCTGCGCAGGTCACAGCAAAAAACGGTGGGGCGTTAGCCCCGGTCATTTTTTTCTGTCAGGAGTTTCATCATGGCTTTTGCTAACCCGTCCGTCACGGACATCATTGCGACGACAATTCAGTCGCGCACCAAAAAAATTGCCGATAACGTCACCAAGAACAATGCGCTACTGGCCCGATTGCAGCAGCGCGGGAATGTGAAGACGATTTCGGGTGGAAACACAATTCTTCAAGAACTGAGTTTTGCTGAAAACGGAAACGCCGGGTTTTATTCCGGCTACGACCTCTTGCCGGTTGCCGCGCAAGACGTGATCTCAGCCGCCGAGTTCAACATCAAGCAGCTTGCGTGCCCAGTCGTTATGAGCGGCCTGGAAATGTTGCAAAACAGCGGCCGCGAGCAGTTGATTGATTTGCTCGAAGCACGCATCAACGTCGCTGAAGCAACAATGGCGAACAAGCTGGCGCAATCAATTTACTCAGATGGTACAGGTTCTGGCGGCAAAGAAATTACAGGGCTTAACGCCGCTGTGCCTTCGAACCCGCTGACGGGCACCTACGGTGGAATTGACCGCGCGACATACACCTTTTGGAGATCACAGCTGTACGACTTTTCCGCGCAAGGAGTGTCGCCGGGATCATCCACAATTCAAGCGGCGCTGAATTCTTTGTGGTCAAGTTTGGTGCGTGGTGCGGATCGACCGGATTTGGTCGTTCTCGACAACACTTACTGGACGTACTACATGACTTCCCTGCAAGCGCAGCAGAGGTTCACTGATCCTGCAACCGGCTCGCTCGGCTTTCCGACCGTGAAATTCATGGACTCGGACGTTGTGCTGGACGGCGGCCTTGGTGGGTTCTGCCCAGCGTCTACAGGCTTCATGCTCAACACCAAATACATTTTCCTGCGTCCTCATGCGCAGCGAAACATGGTGGCGTTGAGCCCGAACCGTCGCTACGCCATCAACCAGGATGCAGAAGTGCAGATTCTGGCTTTTGCTGGAAATCTGAGTTGTTCTGGAGCGCAATACCAAGGTCGAGTTCAAAACTAATTACCACTTCGTTGTGGTTTACAGGCGCCTTATCGGGTAATCCATTGCCCGATAAGGTTTTTTTAGGAGAATGTTATGGCAGCAACTTACAGCGCGGCGGTGAATGCAAACAACCCCGCAGTCGTTGACACTGCTGCGTCGCAAGACACCGGCGCAGCAGTTGAAGGCATTGGGCTTGTTGGCGCGGACGGCGTCAGTTTGTCCGGGTCGCGCATCGGCGGATCGCCGGGCACCGATTTCAAGTTTGAAACCAATGTCTAAATCAGGGCGGGGCTTTGGCCCCGCTTTTCTTTGAGCCACAAAAAGGGAAATGTAATGCAATCAAACATGACTGCAACATCGACAGATTGGGAAGCAATTGCAGACGCACCTGGACTTGATCAATCCCGATATACCGAAGATTCGAGACTTTTTGTGCAATTCTATCGCCAGCCAATGTTGCAACCGGGCAAAAGTCGCGAAGCAGGTCGCGCCATCTACCAAGAAATCGATTGCATCAAAATCATGGTGCCAGGCGACAAGCTGAGTGTAATTGATCGCCCGGTTGACGATCTGGACCGCCGCCGGTTCGCTGACCGTTATGCCAAGTGGCAGGCGGGTGCGGGCGCAACAATTGAAGGCACGCCTCTTGCGTCGTTGCCGAGAATGACGCCGGGAAAGGTTGAGGAATACAAATATTTCAACGTGCATACCGTCGAGCAGATGGCGGCCGCGCCCGACAACCTCGGCCAGAAATTCATGAGCTTTCATGAAGACAAACGCTCCGCCAAAGCGTTTTTGGAAATTGCCAAGGGCAATGCGCCAATCGAAAAGATGAACGAAGAACTCAAGGCGCGCGACGCCAAGATTGAAGAATTGCAGGCGCAGATTGAGGCAATCACCAAAATGATGGATGCAAAAAACAAAGCGAAAACTGACGAGTAAATGCGGCAATGGCGTTCCAGATTGTCAACGACTCGACGTTGTCAGCGATAGTTCAGAACGTCGCACAGCTGTGTAGTTTTCCAACGCCAGCGGACCCGGCAGGTGACACTGATCCCGCCGTGGTTCAAATGGTGCAGTCGGTTAATTTGGCGGGTCTTGACCTGTTGGCAATGGCTGATTGGCAAGAGCTGACGAAGACGCACACGATTAGCATTGCAGCCTCCTCGCCGGGCCAGAGCGAGCGCGGTTTTGATTTGCCTGAGGATTTTTACGAGTTTATCGATCAAACGCAGTGGAACAGCACTGAACAATGGCCGGCGATTGGGCCGATCTCGCCGCAGTTTTGGCAACAATTGTTGATTCGACAGACGTTGCCCACGTTGTCTTTTTATTGGCAAGTTCGCGGCAACGAGCTTTATATTTTATCGCCACCGACCCCGGCGCAAACTCTGAGTTTCTTTTATCAGTCAATGGCGTGGGTGCAGGATCAGGACAATGCTGATCTTTACAAAAACCGCGCGACAAAAAATGGCGACGTGATCCTGTTGGATTCGTACCTAATTACGCTGCTCTCAAGAGTAAAGTGGTTGGAAATGAAAGGGCTAGATAGCGCAGCGGCCATGCGCGATTTCCAAGTCAATTTCGAAAACCGAAAGGGCAACGAAAAAGGTGCGCCCGTGCTCACTATGGCGCGCAGCTACACGTTCCCGTACATCCAGCCTTTGACCAATACGCCCGATACAGGTTTTGGGAGTTAAGCGGTGCCACTCGTCAGTCTCGCGCCATACAAAGTTCCGCGACGGTCAGCCGCCGCGCAAGTTGCGCGGGTGTTCACCATCCCAGCGACAGTTGGTGGTCTTAACTATCGTGACCCGATTGTGGCAATGGCCCCGACCGACGCGTTGGTCCTTGAGAACTTTATTCCCAAGCAGACCGGCATAGAAATCCGCAAGGGTTGGAAATATTTTACGCCGGTTGCCGGCATCAACGCGCATGTGCGTTCGATCTTCAGTTACAACGCGCCTGACACGACAAACAACAAAGTGTTCGCTGCGGCCGGCGGTAACATCTACGACGTAACGAGCGGCACGCCTTCGGTGGCGGTCGCAGGGTCCGGCTCGTTAGATGACATTTGGAACACGACGCAGTTCGCAAACGGCGCCGGATCGTTTTTGCTTGCCGTGTCGCCAGGCGCCGGGTACTGGACGTATGACGGCACGACGTGGACACAGCAGAGCGTCACCAACTTGCCGGCAGACTTGACCTCGGTTGCGGTGTTCAAGAATCGCGTGTGGTTTACGGGGCTGGAAGAAACAACCGTCTACTACCTGGATACGGTCGATGCCATTACCGGCACTGCGGTTGATTTTGAAATGGGCTCTATTTTCCGCAACGGCGGCTACGCGCGCGGCCTTGTCAACTGGACGCTCGATGCTGGAATTGGGATCGACGACTATCTAGTTGTCGTCGGCTCGCAAGGTGATGTGGGCGTGTGGCAGGGTACTGATCCGTCAGACCCCAGCAAGTTCAACATACGCGGCGTGTGGTATTTAGGTCCGGTGCCTAAATACGGCCGCTTCTTTACCGCTTACGGCGGCGACGTGATGGTCATTTCTGAACTGGGCATAGTGCCAATGTCGCGCCTCGTCAACGGACAATTCAGCGAAATACAGCCCGGCCCGGCGCAGAAAATTCAGTCTGTGCTGTCGCCGCTCATTTCGCGTTTGCGCGACGAAATGTCGTGGGACATTTTTGTCGTGCCGTCGAGCGATGTCATGGTCATCAGTTTGCCAGAGGACGCCGGCCTCTATCGCCAGTACGCCATGAACGTCAACACGGGCGCTTGGTGTACGTTCGCCTCAATCCCTATTTCTTGTGCTGCGTTACTGAACGGGCAGTTATACTTCGGCACCGAAAATGGCCGCGTTGCAAAAGGTCTTTTTGGCAACGAGGATGGCGTCGAAACTGACGGCAGTAACGGCAACCCGATTGAGGGCGACGTGCAAACTGCGTTCAGCGCGTTTGGTACGCCAGCACAGCTCAAAAAATTTGGCATGGCGCATCCAATTTTCATCGCGCCGACAGCGCCTTCAGTCAAAGTGCAAATCAACACGCAATACACTTTCACAAACATCGGTGGCTCGCCGTCATTCACGACGCAATCCGCGGGCATCTGGAACAATGGTTTGTGGAACATTGCGCTTTGGGCCGGATCAACAAATTCGTACCAAGCGTGGGTTGGCACAACCGGGTTGGGATACTACGGTTCGCTCCGAATGAAAGTGCGTGGGCTTCCAGGGACAATATTTACCAGTTCCCACATCATGACTGAGCTTGGAGGTGTAATGTGATCGTGGCGAAGGCGTTTTCTCCCGCACAAGCACCGTCCGGTTCTGCGCTTATCGCCGCGTTACGCAATGCCACACCGTATGCGCCAATCGGACCAAGCGGCCCTGAGTCGTTAAACTATTCGTGGATGGCACAAAACAGCGGCCCGCTAAAATTCCCATCACGACCTGACGAATCAAGTCAGCCGCCATCACAGCCCTTGCAACCTCCAT